GTGTTGTTACGGACCCGCGGGCTTTGGGTGGTGCGGTTTCTATCCCTGCCGTACCATTGAAAGCCACTGCCAAGAGAGTAGCCGGATATGCCCTGAAAGGAGGTGCGGTAAAATTCGGAGGTTGGCTGGGAGAAAAGGCCGCTTACAAAGCAGCCACTAATGCTTCTTATGTAAAAGGATTAATTTCTGGCGCAACTGTCGATGCCGGATTCAACTATTGGACTTCTTCCAAAACCAGCCTTGATGCAGCCAAGAAACAGTACAGTAAAGCTGTTTTCGGCAATGAGAGCACATTGGAAAAATACCAAAAAGGTGCATTGGGATACAGGAAAACCGGCACCGAATACATTTCCAATGTAAATGATGGCTTGGGTAAAAAGATCAAGGTCGCCCCGATACGTCCCCATGTGAGTGATTCTGTCACCCATAAAGATTCCGGCCAGTTATTGACCGCAGCAAATGGCAATTCAAGAAAGCTTTTGAAGACTATTACCACCGCATTAAGTCGTCAGGCTCTTCCTTACGACAGCCATGCACCCATACCGGCTTTGATGCTAAACAAAACCGCCAAACAATGTCGTGCCTTTGCCACTTCGTTTTTTTCCATTGCCAAGCAGATGTCGACACAGGGTTTGCCAGTTTGGAATCTGAATGGCAGAAATATGACACTTGCACAAGTCTCACAGCGTGCCGGCGATTATGCAAGGGCTGCTGTTCAGATAGACAAGATAAATGCCGAGAAACAAGTGGCAAGAGCAGCGGAATATAGCCGGAATCACCAGAATCCGAGACAAGAGAAAAGAGATCATTATGACACTGGGGCATATAACGCAGTCGGTCAACCTGCCTCGCAGCCCGTTGCTCCAAGCGCAGTATCTCCTTCAGAACCATTAAACACCCAACATTATCAAAACATGGACATGGGGACGCAACAGATAAAAAATCCAATGTCAGAGACTTCTCCTTATCCCAATATGCTCCAGACAGCGGGATGGGGTAAATATTTGGATAATGCAGGGTTGAATGGATTTAGCGATGTGACAAAGAACCTTGGCTATGTCTTTGCAATGCTTCCTGATATGCTTATCGGTATGTTTACAGGGAGATCCTCCTCTTTCACCATAGGGAACAACATACTACCTTTAGCAGCCATTGCCGCTGGAATGTTCAGCCATAATCCCCTGTTAAAACTTATGCTGATGGGGTTTGGAGGTGTCAACCTCTTGAACAATGCCGGACACGAATCCTTAGGCCCGTCCTCTCCTAAAACCACTCCAAGAAACTACAAGCAATATGCCGACGAACCTCTTAATCCAAGATTAAATAATGTTTTTATGAGAGGCCGTTCTTTGATTGCAGATATAGACAATCGACCTGTTGTCATTAACATTTCTGACACGGCTGTTGACGCATATGAAAAAAAAGCCATACCTTTGAACACCTTGGCAAATGCCGTATTAAGAAAGTATGACGAGAACAGATCCGTAGTTTCAAACACTTATGACAAGAGCTTGGCAGCGTTAGAGAGTCAGGAACAGCAACATAGTTATGGATTGAAATAGATTTTGTTTACAATATTACTTGTTAGCGGCCCCTGCTGGCGTAGTTAGTTGCGTCGGTGGGGGCTTTATCTATACATATAAAGTAAATTGAATATGAGGTTCTATTTTACAACCATATATGGAAGCTTACAAGTAGAATGTTTATTTATAATCTACCTTTAAGGTCTGTTCACTTAGATTTAGTTGAACTTTTGGAGCAACTTCTTCATAGGTTGTGTTTGCTTTTACAAGTCTCTCCAATTCTTCAAAAGAAGTTTTTCGTCTAACAATCCAATTTCCTATACCCGCAGCTGTTCTTGGCTCAAGCAATTCCCATCCTTGCACCTCTAAGTATGCCAGTCCTTCCATCATATTCCTGACAATAACATATTTACCTTCACTATTCTTCAAGATACTTGGACGTTGCTGACCATTTTCTCCTGGTGATATTAAAATAACAAAGCAAGGCTCTCCTGTAGCTTTATTTGCCCATCTTACCTCAATCGAAGCATAAATATAGTAATTTTGTAAAACCTTAGAGCTCGTCTGTGCCTCGCTTGGAATTGCCAGACATATCATCATTACTGTAAGAAATAATTTCAGCTTCTTCATCGTGTTGTATATAAAAAGTTATGAGTACGCCGATTAAAGCGTACCCACGGGTTAATGATTATCGTTAAAACAATTTCTTGTGATTGTCGTGTGACCACCCCATAGCATCCTTGTAGTTGCTATTCTTCTTTCCGCCTTTTCGACGGGTGTCACCACCCACAATAGCTTTCAATCCTGCTCCCAATATCAGAGCCGATGCTACTAATTCTAACATAGTATGTTTCCTTTCTTTTTATTTGAGTTTCACTTATTTTTATCTATACTTTAACCCCTTTCTGACCTTTCCGTCTCCAATTCTAATTTTGCCTCCGGGTTTAACGCCAACAGCATTTGTATTCTGTCTTGCAGTCTCCCGATGGTCTTTCGGACATCAACCACATTGTCTCCAGGTATTTCTTTGAGTTCACGGATAATCTCCATGTATGAGTTTATCTGTCCCATCGTATAAGTGACGGACAATGTGTTCTCAATATGTTCTCTGTCAACTTCAATTTCAAATGCCATAATCGTTCTTCCGTTTTATTGATTATAAACTTAGCATTGCTTCAGGCATGATGTCGAGCACCCTGCAGATCTCTCCTGCCGTGGCCAAAGTCGGTTCGCTCTTTCCTTGTGTGAAGTCGCTTATTCTGCTGGTGCTTAGTCCTACGGCCAGGGACAGATCTTTTTGTGTCATTCCCTTAGCTTTCAGCCCTTGCTTTATAACCTCTGCAAGCGTGAGTTTCTCTATTGGGTGATACTTTTTTTCGTATTCTTCCACAAAAGTACTCATGATAGACAGCTCCATACTCTCCGTTGATGTCGGCAGTGTCGTGTCAGTGACAACCTCCAACAGTTCCTCCACCCGTCTTTGGGCATACTTATATTGAGCCTCTGATATTTTCATATAGTTCTTTTTACATACCTCTCATCAAGAAGTCCCTCCCGGTCAGAAGCGGATCCCACAAACCGCACATACACACACCCTGTATCGAAATATATCGAGGCGGCTACCTTGTATTTTCCTTCACCAATGCTGAAGACATATAAGCCTTTCTCTCTTACAGTATCACCGAAGTCTACCAGTATTTGGGCGAAGCTCCTGTAATCCCTGTTCCTTATGGTGTAGTACCACTGCTGCAAAGGTATCTTTGCTTGCTCGTGTTGTGGTTGTCTGTAGAAGTCCTTAATCTTCTTTTGTGAGATGACTCTCATATCAATGATTTGCCTTTTATTTGCTACAAAGATATGAAGATATTCCCAAATCGCAAAACAAATAAGCAATAAAATACCGCAAAACGGAATGTTTTTATATTCAGGGAGATTGCAGGTTGTCCTTGCAACCTCCCTAATACTCATGTTTATGCAGATTTCTTCTTTGGCAGCACCCATCCCCGTTGCTTAGCCACTTCACGGTTGAACTTCATCCACACCTCTTCATCTTTGAACTCAAAATGCATTGTTCCTTTCTTAAAGCCCTTACACTTGAAGAACCCCCACTCGAAAGTCTTTCCCCATTCCAAATTGTTATCTCGTACAAAACGGTCAAGGCTTCCGATGCAGTCGTAGTTCCTACCAGTAATGAAGCAGAGAGCCTTACAAACGTCCTCCATTCTGTTTGCCATACCTCCATATCCAAGATCGAGATAGTCTCTCGGCCATTTGGGGTCATAAGAAGTCATGTCTGGAACAATAAACTTACGGTTGACCATATAGTTTGCGTTTGTCTTCCATTTTTCCCCGGCAGTGGAGTTCTCGTCAGAGAAAGAGCAAATCAGGTCGAATGCTTCGAGTAACGCTGTGTTCATCCGCTGCCCCGTCGTTTGGACTACCATGTTTAGCACCTGATAAATATTGTGCATTGTAAAGGGAACATTTGTCTGCTGCTCCACGAACTTGTTTATCTGTTCCCGTAATTTCTGCGTGGCATACTTTTCCATATTCAGCTTCCCGAATATCCGCCTCCAATAATACTTCTGTAACTCTTTTTTGTATTGCTGTCGGCTGATATGGACAACACTATTGGAAGCATCTACCACGGCAAACCTTACAGGGAGATACCCGTCACTCTTTCCACCGAAACATGCCACGGAGTTGATTTTCTCCGCTGCAGCCATCGTCTCGTCGAAAAGCCTTACAGCTGAAATATAGCGGTTTACCATGTCACGCACCACATTATATTGCACCAGCCCTTCCGTCTCGTTAGCATTGAGCGAGTCCTTTTCGTTGGAAAACATATAACCGTCAAACTCGTCTTGCCCCACACCCTCTTTATACAGCTTTATCAAGCTAACATGTACATCCGTCCTGCGCTCCGCGTCGTCAAACACTCTGCCCAAGAACTCCTTGCACCCATAAAGTTCAATCGTCTCTATCAATTTCTCTTTGGTGGCGTTCCGTTCCCAGCCTTGATTTACGCTTTCGCTGTTACACAAGGCAATGATGGTGCATCCTGCCGGAGCAATCTCAAACGCATGAAGGATATGTTTCGCTCCTTCTGAAAAAGGAGGGTTCATTACGATATAGTCCACATGACTAATTTGTTCTGAAGAAACGGTCAGGAAGTCATCCGCTATAATATCGCACTTGCCATTCAAAAGTTTTTTGATGTTAGTGTCCTTTTCGCAAGCAATCACCTTTCCGGCTCCGTTCTTTTTGAGCCAGTCAACAATGTTGCCTTTCCCTGCTGATGGTTCAAGGATCGTCTTGCCGACAAAATCCTCACTCATCATCATCGTGTTTATAACCTCGTCGGGTGTAGGGTAGAAATCTGGGTTATTTGTAAAAATGTTCATCTTGTCTTATTTTAAATTATTCGTTTATCAATTCTCCGTTCTCACCAATCCAAAGCATTGCCCCCTCACCGTTCCAGTAGAAGTCGAACGCCCTGTTCAGAGGGGTGTATATACC